GGTTACGGACAAGTTATCAATTCTTCAGGTGCTTGGACTGGACCAAGTTCCGGTTTAACTGGACCACAGGGTCCAATTGGTCCAATTGGTCCTATCGGACCAGGTGGTGGTCAAGGACCTATTGGACCCATCGGACCTATCGGTCCCATTGGACCACAAGGACCTATAGGTCCTATCGGACCGATTGGACCAGGTGGTGGTCAAGGACCTATTGGACCCATCGGACCAGCAGGACCAACAACAGGAAATATTCCTTTTGTATACAACATCAACAGTAACTGGAACACCGACTTCAACAATACAAGTGTTTCATACCAAAGAATAAACGGTGATACGAGTACCGGCAGTTCATCTAGTGGTCCAGGTGGCACTTGGTGGTTCCAAGAAAACTACAGGCATTCAAATTCATCAAACTATTGGGGTACACAAGTTGCATGGGGCTGGGAAGACAACGCCAACCGACTGGCACAAAGAAACGTAACTGGTGGTAGTTGGTCAAGTTGGGTTTATTATTTGAATAGTGGAAACTATAGTTCTTATGCACTACCTTTGGGTGGTGGAACTCTTACTGGAGCATGTTACTTCCAGTCTAACCTTGGTTCCACATTAGGAAGTTTAAGTTCTCCTCCACTTCAAGCATATGCAACAGGTGGTAATGCGGCATTCATGTCGTTCCATAGATCAGGTGCTTATGCTGTGAACTTTGGTCTCGACTCTGATAACGTTTTGCGTATTGGTGGCTGGTCAGCATCTGCAAACCGTTGGCAATTGGATATGTCCGGTAACGGAACGTATGCAGGTAACGTAACCGCAAACTCGGATGAAAGACTCAAAAAGAATTGGCGTGACCTACCAAAAGATTATGTTAGCGAACTTGCTAAGGTTAAGGTTGGTATTTACGACCGAATCGATGGAAAAAATATCACGCAAGTTGGTGTTTCTGCACAATCTTTACAGACTATTTTACCAGAAGCTGTAATGGAAGCAAATGATGAAATGAAAACATTATCAGTTTCATATGGTAATGCCGCTCTCGCTTCGGCTGTTGAGTTAGCCAAAGAGGTTGTTGATCTCCGTGAAAAGGTATCAAGGCTTGAATCTCTTATTTCAAAATTGATAGATGTATAAGGATATAAAATGAGCAACGGCACAATATACACCGCAACATTCACTTACACAATAGACGCAATTAGAACCGCAAATGTGGGTGATATGGACGATGTTGTAAAATATGTGGAGTTTACTGTTAAAGGTGAGCAAGACAACCAAACATTCGAACTACCACAGAAAATGGAATTATCCGATCCACAGGCACAAAGTTTTATACCTTTTGCAGATTTGACCCCAGAAGAAGTTGTTAACTGGATAGAAAATTCTTTTGAAAATCTTGACGGTGTAAAATCACATATTCAATTGGTGATAGATCGAGAATTACAAAAGGCTTTGTTTACCGAGAACCGTCTACCTTGGGAACCCATAAAAACAACAACACCCTTGGTGTAATAAATACCTTACAATAAGGACAAAAGATGCCATCAGTAACCAACAGACAAACATTTAAAGAATACTGCCTTCGCAGACTTGGTTTTCCAACCATCGAAATCAACGTTGATGACGATCAGGTGGAAGACCGAATCGATGATGCATTTCAATATTGGCAAGACTATCATTTTGATGCACTTCAGAAAGTGTATTACATCAAAGCAATAACACAAACAGATGTAAACAACAAATACATCGATATGTCTCCTTCTGTTACGTTAGACACAGGTAACAATGCTGTTAATATTGTTGGTGTGACAAGAGTATTTCCACTCTCAGATTCAATCAACACAAACAACATGTTCGACCTTCGTTACCAGCTTCGTCTGAACGAACTCTATGACTTCACTTCTGCATCATACGTGAATTATACACTCACAATGCAACACCTCCGTTCACTAGAACTTCTGTTTACTGGTGAAGTTCCTATTCGTTTCCAACGTCACATGCACAAACTATATTGTGATTGGGGATGGGGCACAGCAGTTACAGCAGGCTCAGTTGTTATTGCCGAATGCTATGCAATGATTGATTCTGCACAATACGCATCAGTCTGGAATGATCGTTGGCTCAAAGAATATGCGACTGCACTCATCAAGAAAAATTGGGGAACCAACCTTAAGAAGTTTGCTGGCGTTCAACTACCGGGTGGTGTTGTTCTGAATGGTCAAGCAATTTTTGATGAAGCAACAGAAGAAATCAAGAATCTAGAACTTGAAATTCAATCTAAGTACGAACTACCGGTAGATTTTTATCTTAACTAATGGCAACTAATCTCTATTTCAATAACTACAATTCAAGTCCTGAGCAAAGACTCATAGAAGACTTGATGATTGAAACCATTAAGATTAATGGTGTGGATTGCTATTACATTCCAAATGTGAATGAGTCTGCTAGAGATTTGATTTACGGTGAAGACCCATTAAAGAGATTTACTGCCGCATATCCACTTGAGTTGTACATCACGAACGTGGATGGCTACGAAGGTGAACGTGAGTTCTTCTCAAAGTTTGGTCTTGAAATACGCAACAACATGTCTGTGATTGTTTCAAAACGTTCATTCGCACGTTGGGTGCCACAAGACCGATACATTAGACCACGTGAAGGTGATTTAATTTACATACCTTTCTTGGCACAGACTGGTGAATTGTATGAAATTAAGTACGTAAACTTCTCCGAAGCATTCTATGTTTTAGGTAACAAGTATCCATACTTCTATAAGTTGGAACTTGAGAAATTTAAATACTCACAGGAAACAATTGACACTGGTATTCCAAGTGTTGATGAAACAGTATTCCAAGATGCATACAATGTTACACTGATGGTGACAGCAAACTCAGCATCAAACAACTTTACTGTTGGTGAATATGTTTCTGCAAATACAACTGGTGTATCCGGTACAGTAACATATTGGGACCGTCCAACTGGTACATTGAAGGTTACAGACCTTCTTGGTACATTTGCAAACAACCAATTACTCACAGGCAATACAAGTGGCGCACGTTTCGTTGTTGCAAACGCTGTTGATTCATTAACAGACCCACAAGAACGTGAGATGTACGATAACAAAAACATTCAAACAGAAGCAGACACTATTGTTGACCTGTCTGAATCTAATCCATTTGGTACACCAACATGAGTTATGCATATCACAGAATAATTAGAAAAGTTGTTATCGCATTTGGTAATCTTTTCAACGATATTAAATTGGCCCGTTACGATTCTGCTGGCGACGAAAAGGAACATTTTTTGGTTCCAATACTTTATGGTGGAAAAGAAAAGTATGTCTCACGTTTAGAAGGTGATCCTTCTCTCGATAAAAAAGTGCAAGTAACTCTACCGATTATGTCGTTTGAAATGACAAACATGAGTTATGATGCCGCACGAAAACTGAATACGAATAGCAAAACAACTTCACACTCAAGTAGCACAGGCGCAAATCTTGCTGTTTACAATCCAGTACCTTTTGATTTTGACTTTTCACTTTTTGCATATGTAAGAAACATCGAGGACGGTGCTCAACTTATGGAAAAAATACTTCCATATTTTACACCAGATTATACAGTGAATGTTAATTTGGTTCCTGAAATGGGAATCGTGAAACAATTACCTATCGTTCTGAAATCTGTTTCGAATGAAGTTGATTATGAAGGTGATTACAATTCAAAAGTAAGAAGTATTATTTGGACTCTTAATTTTACCGTCAAAGGATACCTATACGGTCCCGTAACACAACCAAAGATAATTAAAACCGCAATAACAAATATTTTTGATGACAATACATTAGAGCATAAGAATATTATTGCAAAAATGGCAACTGGTGGTTTAGGTGATTACAGAGTGGGTGAATCGGTATATCAAGGTTACTCTTACGAAACGGCAACAGCTACAGGAAAAGTGGTGTCTTGGTATGCAGATACAAGAAAATTGGAACTGAAAGATACTACAGGACATTTTGTAACTGGTACTTCATTGAAGGGTCTTTCCACAAATTCAACTTGGTCACCATCATCATTTGAAGTTTCACCAGTTAAATTGGTCAGCATTCAGGTTCAACCAAATCCGTTCGATGTTATCTTGCCAAACAATTATACATATTCAGTCCAGACCACAGAATTCCCAGAAAACATTCTGTATCAACCACTGTTGACCGAAATTGGAGAAGATTTAACTACCGAAGACGGACAGGATATAGTCATACAAATAGGATAAAAAATGTCAAAAAAGATTTCAGAATTAACTAATTTAAATGATATTTCCAGTGCACCTGGAAGTATTTTAATTCCTGTTGCAAATACGGTATCACTGTCAACAAACAGTGTTAAAGTTGATACGCTCAGAAACTATATCACAATACACGCTAACTCAGCATACAACACCGCCAATTCTGTTAACACATATTCACAAGCGGCTTTTGCAAAGGCTAACAACGCACTTGCTAACACTACAGGAACTTTAGCTGGTGATTTGACTGTTACAGGAAACGTAGTAACATCAACTTCAACAATCACAAGCGCCGGCATGGGCTACAAACAAGGCACTGGAGGACAAGTTACACAAACTGGTTCCAGAACAGATGCAGTGACATTGAATGCTTTGACTGGTAGAATAACACTATATAACGTTATCACTCCAGCCGAATATTCAGACACATTCACTTTCAATAACAGTTTCATAACAGCAAATGATTTGGTGTATGTAGCACATATCTCTAGTGGCACAATGGCTCTGTATGACGTTACAGCAACACCACAAAATGGTTCCGCAGTTATTACTTTCCGAAATAACTCAAATGATCCATCTCCTCCAGAATCACCAGTAATAGGATTTATGGTATTTAAAGCTGCCATAACATAAAAATGTCAAAATTTGAAAAGAGTATGACTGAAATATTTGATGTGGAAGTGAAGCCTGATTATTCACCCACATCGGATACCAGAGAAATGAAACCAATTATTATGGATTCAACACCAAATACAGGTCTTGTGTCGTTAGATAAAGACTTAGACAAAGATTACGAAGAATCTAGACGGACACTCAAAGATTTGGTGGTAAAAGGTAATCAAGCAATCGACCATCTCCTTGCTATTGCATCAGAGACAGAACACCCACGTGCATTCGAAGTTGTGGCAACTCTGATTAAGAACACAGCAGAAGCAAATGAGAAATTAATGGTCATGCAAAAGACCATTCGAGAACTAAAGAACATCAAGAAGAATG